ATGGTTAAACAATTGAAATTCTCTGAAGATGCACGTCAAGCAATGTTACGCGGTGTTGACCAATTAGCAAATGCAGTTAAAGTAACGATTGGTCCTAAAGGACGTAATGTTGTATTAGATAAAGAGTTTACAGCACCTTTAATTACGAACGATGGTGTAACGATTGCTAAAGAAATCGAATTAGAAGATCCATATGAAAATATGGGGGCTAAACTAGTTCAGGAAGTCGCAAATAAGACAAATGAAATTGCTGGTGACGGTACGACAACTGCAACAGTATTAGCTCAAGCAATGATTCAAGAAGGCTTGAAAAATGTTACAAGTGGTGCGAACCCAGTTGGTTTACGACAAGGTATCGACAAAGCAGTTAAAGTTGCTGTTGAAGCGTTACATGAAAATTCTCAAAAAGTTGAAAATAAAAATGAAATTGCGCAAGTAGGTGCGATTTCAGCAGCAGATGAAGAAATTGGACGCTATATTTCAGAAGCTATGGAAAAAGTAGGTAACGATGGTGTCATTACAATTGAAGAATCAAATGGCTTGAACACTGAACTTGAAGTGGTTGAAGGTATGCAATTTGATCGTGGTTATCAATCACCGTATATGGTTACTGATTCAGATAAAATGGTTGCTGAATTAGAACGCCCATATATTTTAGTAACAGATAAAAAAATCTCTTCTTTCCAAGATATCTTACCTTTACTAGAACAAGTGGTTCAATCTAATCGTCCAATCTTAATTGTAGCTGATGAAGTTGAAGGCGATGCATTAACAAATATCGTACTAAACCGCATGCGTGGTACATTTACAGCTGTTGCTGTAAAAGCACCTGGTTTTGGTGATCGTAGAAAAGCGATGCTTGAAGATTTAGCTATTTTAACTGGTGCGCAAGTGATTACTGATGATTTAGGCTTAGATTTAAAAGATGCATCAATAGATATGTTAGGTACTGCAAGTAAAGTAGAAGTAACTAAAGATAATACAACTGTTGTTGATGGTGACGGTGACGAAAACAGCATTGATGCACGTGTAAGCCAATTGAAATCTCAAATTGAAGAAACTGAATCTGACTTTGATCGTGAAAAATTACAAGAGCGCTTAGCTAAATTAGCAGGCGGTGTTGCAGTTATCAAGGTAGGTGCAGCAAGTGAAACAGAACTTAAAGAACGTAAATTACGTATTGAAGATGCTTTAAACTCTACACGTGCAGCAGTTGAAGAAGGTATTGTTGCAGGTGGTGGTACTGCACTAGTAAATGTTTACCAAAAAGTAAGTGAAATTGAAGCTGAAGGCGACATTGAAACAGGTGTGAATATTGTACTTAAAGCATTAACTGCACCAGTTCGCCAAATTGCTGAAAATGCAGGATTAGAAGGCTCTGTCATCGTTGAACGCTTGAAAAATGCAGAACCAGGTGTTGGATTTAACGCTGCTACAAACGAGTGGGTTAATATGTTAGAAGCAGGTATCGTTGATCCAACTAAAGTAACACGCTCAGCATTACAACATGCAGCAAGTGTTGCGGCAATGTTCTTAACTACAGAAGCAGTAGTGGCTTCAATTCCTGAAAAAAATAATGACCAACCTAACATGGGTGGTATGCCAGGAATGATGTAAAATGACTGTTAAACGCCGATTTTATAACGTTTGTAATATTGGGTGGTCATAATTTGGTCATAGAAATTTTAAAATAAATCTTTTGAGACGTTTTCCATGAGTTTACTAAACTTTTGAGAAGCGTCTTTTTTGTATGAGTTCGTAATCTTAGCGTAGATGTTCATAGTGGTATTTATATCTTTATGGCGCAAGCGTTCTTGTATTTCCTTAATATGCACACCAGCCTCTATAAGTAACGCACAATGAGTATGACGAAATGAATGAGTGCTTATTTGTTTATTAGTTATGTCAGTCTTTTTAAGTATAGCTTTTATCCATAATTGTAGTTTTTTAATTACAAGAGGGTAGCCGTTAACATCAGTAAAAACGAAATTATTATCTACATACAATTCGTTTTTCCATGTGTCCTGCACGTCGGTTTTATAATTTTTAAGTAATTTAATCACATGAGGATCCACTGAAATTTTTCCGATTGAGCTTTCAGTTTTTGGTGTAAGTATTTGAAATTGCTTTTTATTGTTATTCGGATTGTAATAAGTCTTTGTAATATTGATTGTGTTATTCTCAAAGTCTATATCAGACCACTTCAATGCCAATAATTCACCTGCACGCATGCCTGTATATGCTAATGTACAAAATACTTCGAAGCTATTTTGTGGTGAATGGTGATTTTTGGCAATTTCCAGGAATTGAAATAATTCATCTTTTTCAAGAAACTTTTTATATATCTCAGTATCTTCTAATTCTTCCACACTAACTTTCTTTTTAGGTCGTTTAATACCCTCGCTAGGCAATATTCTTATTAATTTCATATCATATGCGTACTTAAATATCATATTCGTAGAGGCTATAATGCTATCAACATAATTCTTGCTATACTGTGCGCTTATATCGTTTACAAAACGTTGATATTCATGTTTATTGATAGTTTGTATTGGTTTATTGTTAAAGCGTTCTATGGCGTGGTTTATGGCTTTCTCGCGTGCTCTGACACTACTTACTTTTACTTCGTTAGCATATTGTGATATCCAATCGTCAGCAACCTGTTTAAATGTAGATGTGGACGGTGCGATATAATCGCCATTTCTTAACTGACGCTCAACCATTTCAGCGTGATGTTTAGCGTCTGATTTGCGTTTAAAACCTGAGTTTGAAATATATTTATATTTGCCCGTTTCTGCGTCTTTTCCTAGTGATATACGATAGCGCCATGTATTTCCGCGTTTTTCATAACTTGCCATTTGATCACCTCGATTAATATTCTTTAAAAATATCACTAGATAAACGGCTATCAGTTTGTAAAATTTCTTTATGTAGAGTCGTACTTTTTTCGCCTTTATTTGGAAAAAGCTCTTCAATATCGTCTATATTTTTTACTATTATTTCAGAAACATACCCACTTAACTTTTGGTTAATTTTTTTAAATAACAAGTTTTTAAGGCCTGCAGATAAACTATCAACGTATTTTTTTAATCCGATATTTTCATCTTCATTTTTAATCGTGAAAATAAATCTATGTTGTGAATTAGTTATCTTTTCAGTTTCTTTATATGAGACGTCTAAGTCAAAATTTAATTTTTGCCTATTATCTAATTCGACGTCTACTAAAATTTCAAAGTCAAAATTTTCAATCGAAAAAGCGTGAGTAATGTTTGCAGTTACTTCAAATCCCTCGAAAACATCATTAATTTTATAATTCGGTTCTTCATCAAAAGTAAAGTCAAAATTGATCGGATTATGTTCAAAAAATTCTGAAGGAGATATGTGCAGATAACTACATAATTTATCTATAGCATCATATCTTATCATTTCAGAATCATTTTGTGCCATTGAAGTAAGTGAACTTCTTGCTATTTTTACATCTTTTGCAACACGAGATATTTTTAGTCCTCTTTCTGACAGTAGTTCAGACAATCTATTTCTAATCATTACAAACCTCCTAATTATGTTAATAATAGCATTTTTTTGGACGTTTATGTACAAAAAAATAAAAAATGATTGAGAAGTCAGTCGAAAAACTATTGCAAAAGAAAAACGATTATGTATAATAAAGTTATAAATTGATTGAGAAGTCAGTCAAAAACGAAGGAGGATTTTAATTATGACTATTTTAGCGAATACTAGAAAGTTTAAAGAAGCCATGTTCTTAAAAGGCTTTAATTTATCTGATTTATCACGTGAAACAGGTGTTGGAATTTCTTATTTAAGCCAAATTATTAATGGTAAAAAGATTCCAAGCCCTAAATTAGCTAAGAAAATGGCAGAAGTTTTACAAGTTGAGGTAAATGAATTATTTGAATTTGAAGTAAAGGAGGCATAAACCAATGTTCAACATTAATATTGATGAAGATGAAGCACGTGAGTTACTTGAGCAGGCTATCAATGCACGTGTGGACGAATTAGCGAAAGAGAAATATTTTATGACTTACAAAGAGTTGTCTAACTATCTGAATTTAAGTAAGCCTACTATTGAAGAATTACTTATTAATAATGGCATGAAATATTATATGGTCGGATCTACGTACAGATTCAAAAAGTCTGATGTAGATGAATTCATGGAACAGCTTACTGCTCATATGAATATCCAGAATAACGACTTTAAACAAGTCAATATCAAAAAGTTATTGGAGGCAAGGCAATGAAAATCTACTTAACTTATATCTGCTTAGTTTCATTGTTAACAATTTTATTACTAGCAATATCTAACATGTATGTCGCTTTTAGTGTGTACGGCATGATGGTAACTTATGGATTTAATTTAACAGGAGAGATTACAACGTGCGAAAACAAGTGATTATTACAAAAACAGTAGTTGGCTGGTACAACATTAAAGATACTCAACATAATTTAATGTTAAATATACCGCCAAAAGTATTTGAACAGTACTTTCCTGATGTTAGTAAAGATGTTCAAGTTGCGTGTTTAGAAATGGATTTATCAAAAATTACAGAAATTAAAAATAAGAAAAAAGTAGGTAGTTAAGATGGAAATCAAACAAAAATATCAATTATCAAAAGTGGTTAAAATATTAGAAGTAGTATTATACGAGGAAGATAAGTTTCAATCCGATAAGGACTATCATTATCAGGATAAAGCATTATATGAATATGCTTTAAAGTTAGTTCATAATGGATTGTTCAATATTCTTGCTGAATTAGATTTTGAAGATGAAGCATTTTTAATTCTTGATGAAGTAACAATGACGCTAAGTGATGTCATGAAAGAAACACAACACGTTTACCGTTATAGTGTCATAGATGAAAAAGGTGAACACAAACATACAACAGATCGCAAAGGACACGTGATTGGAATGTTAGAGTGGGCATTAGATTACATTGCGGGAAATATTGAAGTGGAGGAATTATAAATGAATTGGGAAATTAATGATTTGTTTAGCGATTTGAAATTGTTGAAAGATAGATTCGAAGATTTAAAGGATAATCATGGTTGGCATTTTGAGGAGTTATATCCACATGAACCAAATCATAACTTAAATAAAGATGAATTAATTAGAGAGGGTGCTTCTTATCATGAGAGACGTATTCACAATAATCAAATGTTTGATTTATTCCATCTCTATATAGAGCAGTTCGATAAAATCATCGAAAAGTTTCATGAAATAGAAAAAGCATCATCTGAGAACTTTGGCGAGGAATCAGATGACGCAAAGAATTCAATAAAAGTAGCAGAGTAATATAGAAATTACACATTCTTATTATAACATCTTTGCTCTGTTGTTTCATTAAGAGGTGCAAAAAATGAATGAAATTAAATTAGAATATGACACACATGTTTCAGTGGTACATTATGAAAGTTTAGACTCACGTTCATTTAATAGCTTTTCAAAACCTAAATGGAGTAAGTTAGTTAATAAACTATCTGTACCTATAGAAGCGAATTATAAGTATGCTCGTGGTGTTGCTATATACGGTGATATGAAAGACGATACTGATGAAAATGGTAATGAATATAAGAAATATCGTAAAGACGAAAATGTTATTTATCGTGATGTCCTAGTGCTGGACTACGATGATATACCTAAGTTAAGAATACTACATGATGCAATTACGGAGACTTTAAAAGGTGTTTCCTGGATGTACCACACTACATTTAATCATCGAACAGAAAGTCCTAGAGTACGTTTATATATTGCTTTGAATGAGCATATAAGTGCAGATGAATACCGTAAATATACAAAAGTGTTAGAGAGCAAGATAGGTCATCCAGTGGACGAGGGAAGTTATCAACCTAGCAGAGCGATGGCGTTACCAGTAAAGAAATCAAACGATTCAATTTACATCTTTAAATATAATGATGCACCGATTTTGAGTGTTGAAACGCTAGAAGAATGGTCAAAAGAGCTTAAATCACAATATAAAGAATCAAATAAATTCAAATATCCTAAGCGTCGTGATAATGAATTTTGGAAGTCAATTGCTTTTGGGGTCTCAACAGGTAACCGAAACCAAATGTTAACATCGTTAATTGGTGTATTGCTAAATAGACGTGTACCCGATCCGTTAGTATATGCATATTGCTTTATGTGGAATGAAAATTGTAATCCTCCATTGAATTCTAGAGAGTTTAACGCCACATTTGAATCTATATACAAACGAGAACATCGATAAGGAGGTATTTTATGACAATATTTCCAGACTTTTTGGAAAATAAAACAATGTTTGATGAAAAAGATTTCTTTGACGGTAATAAATTTAAATTTTATGAATTTGCCTTGTTTTTATATGAAGAATATCACGGTTGCTATATTGATAACCGTCCACATGTGTTCACTGGTAAGAAATATGAACCACTAAATATAGATGTTGTCCGTAAGATTACCATTAAATATATTCCATCCTTGAGAGAACAACAAAATAAAGAAGTGTTTCAGAAGTTAAAAACTTTATGTTTAGGTAATCATCAAGAACAATGTCCAGCACGTTATATAGGTTTAAAGAATGGAATATATGACACTGTTGAAGAAAGGTTAAATCCTTTTAGTCCTCAATACTATATAACCAATATTATAGATGTTGATTTTGATAAAGGTGCTCAAAGTGATTTGATAGAAAGATTCATCAAAGATATTTCAAATGAAGATGAAGAAGTAGAACAATTAATATATGAAATGATCGGCTACGGTTTATACCGTGATAATTTCCTACAAGTTGCTTTCTTCTACTATAGTCCTGGTGGTAATGGTAAAACAACATTACTTAAATTATTGCACCATTTCTATAATCCAGAGAATACGACGGCGTTATCTTTTAATGATTTAAACGATAAGTTCAAACCGGCCAACTTACAAGGGAAATTAGTGAATATTGCGGATGATATTGATCCAAATAGAATAAAAGATACAGGTAACTTTAAGATTATTGTGACTGGTAACTACATTACACTTGAGTTTAAAGGACAAGACGCATTTGAGTTTAAGCCTTATGTAAAACTTATATTTGCTAGTAATGAATTACCAATGAGTAATGATAAGAGTGAAGGTTTTTATAGACGTATGGTAATTATTCCTATGTTGCGTAAGTTCGGCAAAGGTGGGCAGAAAAAAGATCCAATGTTATTGAACAAATTGATAACACCGCATAATATGTCAGCCTTACTTAATTTAGCTTTAAAAGGTTTAAAAAGAACATTAGAAAATAACGAGATTATCGAACCGAAAATTGCTAGAAAGACAAAAGAGGAATATCAATTTGAGAATAATCCAGTTTTGCAGTTCATAGAAGATGCGACAGACAAGGATTATAGACAATTGCCAGTAGTAGAAGGGCGTAATACTGATAAAGCATACGAAATATATCAAATATGGTGTGTGAATAACGGTTATCATCATCTTAATAAGTTCAATTTTTCTAAAGAATTGGCGAAAATTGGTTATAAAACAGTTAGCTATTATTCAAGAGTAGAAGAAAAAAGTAAAAGATTTTATAAAAAAGAAAACACCATAAATATATATGATGTTGATGGTAGCATATTGAAAAAGCTCACAGAATAAGTGTGAGTAAATTTATATAAGTGTGAGATTACAAACATTAATATATCAATACTTTTAAAGGTTTTCTCACACCTCACACTTTATTTTAACTTTAAAACAGATAAATCGTTATATGAATTATATATGTTCAATTACTTAATTTATCTGTGAGGTGTGAGAAATAAGTTGTAACACTTGATATTAAAGCGTTTATATCATTACAAGTAAGTGTGAGAAAAAAGAATATACTGTGAGGTTTTGAAATGAACAATATAAAAGGTGAGTTAGTAAATTATATTAAAAACAATGCTGGTACATCATTTGTAGAAATAGAAAAAGTGTTTGATGAAAACGCCTTTGATTATAAAGGTCAAGGAGCATACACAAGTGCAGTGAATAATAATATTGTGTATTGGTATGGGTGGAATAAACAAGCATTTAATTTAGTAAGTGATCTAGTGAATGATGGTGTTATAGAAATGAATATTTGTGAATCAATTATTTATATAGTTGATGGTAAAGGGCTTAATTTCCCTATTTTAAAGTCAGATGATGTAGACACATATCATTGGTTACCTGTCACGTTTACTATTAGTAAGAAAGAAATGGAGTGTGTTTAAAGTGAATGAAAAACATAATATTTTCAATAGATTTGGTAGAAACACTTCTATTCAAACTGTAGCAGTTAAAGATACTTACTTTATTGAATATCGAAAGGGAGACGAAATAAAGTATTTCCCAATAGAACTTGCTACGGTAGTAAAAGCATTAAACATTGATTTACATGACAGTGATACTGTTTCAAATTATGAGAATGGGCCAAAATTTGATATTAAAAAATTGAACCTCTATACAGGTGACATGGACCAAATAGGAGATGAATAAAATGAATATAGAAATTATCGCAAATCAATTTGTAACAAGAGCAGGCACGCTATTAAGGTACTACACGGGATTATTAGAACATAGTAAAGTGCAACCATGTTGCTTTAAGTTATACAATGATCCATTTGATATGGTTTATGTGATGATGAATGGGAAGTTATTCGGTCATGTATATATTAAAGATTGTAAAGTAAGGCAATCATTTGAATTAGCGTCACCTAAGCACACTGAGGGGCTTATAAGAAGCATAGAAGGTCATTATGTAGGTTATGAATTACATGAGGGTAAACAGCTTTCTATTAGTGATATGATGGCCAGTCAATTATTTGAAGATGAGTATTTTATGTATGGATTACAAACATATGCAGAATCAAATAATAGTGATGTGTTTGAGTACCTAGAAAATGGATTTGATACTGATACACTTGAGGGCATTCAATCGAGTAATACTGATGTGATAGCGAATATTGAAATGTTGTATCAGATAGCTACGGGAATCAATGAACCAGCACCAGAGTTAGTTGAGGGATTAAAATTAGTAACTGAGTTTGTACAAGATGAGAAGGCTACACAAGAGGATTACAAGGCTTTAGAACGTAAGTTAACTGAGTTGAAGTCATCTTATTACAGTTTGAATAAGTAATTAAATATGGAGTCACACGTGGTGTGTGGCTCCTAATGTAAAAGTATAAGGTATAGAAGTTTTAAAATGTAAAGGTTGCAACAATAGTGAGTTAATAGATAGGTGTGCGAAATTAAAAAAAGTGTGAAATGTTGATATTGAGCTGTTTTATGGCTTTGAAAATAATAAGGTTATATAAAGGTGTTAGCTTTTAAAATCGGAAGATATACAGTCTTTGAGAATTGAAAAAATGGCAAGATTTGTGCAAGGTGTGCGAACTTTGTTAACGCTAATACAAGCTAAAGTTTGTGTTTTTGGCATAGGCCTAAAAGTTAAGTTTGTTCGCTGTTTGTTCGTATAATTTTGACGAACTTAAGTTCTATATTAGGTTAATGCGAAAAGCCTAACGTTAAGTTTAAAACATGATTTTATAAGTGTTATATACGATAAGCTAAACAATTGATAAAACGCGCTATAAAGCGAACGTAAGTTTGTTTTAGACCTGTAAAAATGGTATAATTTAGGTATGAAATAATTAAAAGAAAGAGGTGTAGAAATGCAAAGTATCGCAGAAAAAGAGACGTATCATTTACCCACCGAACACCTGCAAGTTTTCAATGTGATAAAAAATACGTCCAATAAGTATATTACTAAAACTAAAATCTTAAATCAATTGGGATATGAATATAATTCAAGCAATGAACGATGGTTACGAAGAGTAATCAATTCATTAGTATATGATTATGGTTATCCTATCGGATGCAGTTATAAACCTAGTGAACGTGGTTATTACATCATTACGACAGAACAAGAAAAGCAACAAGCGATGAGAAGTATTAAGAAATTAGCTGATGGCAGTATGAAACGCTATGAAGCTTTGAAACGAATTGAAGTGTAAAACAAAAACTAAAGAAAGAGGTACTTATAAATGACAACTACAACAATCACGCGTGATACGTGGGATGTATATTTTAATGATAGACGTTATAGAAATTTGTTAGGAGATTTTGAAGATCTAATAACAGAAACGAAATCATTAATTAGACAAGGCTATAAAACGGATGTTATTAAAAATAAAATGGATAATAAGGCTTTGAGCCTACAATCTAAATTCAAAGAATTAGGACAAATATTATTAGATGAACATGAAGAAAAAATAGTAGAAATCCAACAAAAAGAGAAAGAATCTTCATATGAGAATCCACAAGTTGAAATGTTGAAACGTCAAGACATAGAGGCGAAAGTAAATTTAATTGATGCAGAAGAACTATTTAATCTTGTTTATAATGCCAATCCTAAAACCACTAATGTATATGAACTTAATATCTATAAAAAAGCGATAGAAAGTCGTCTTACTGAAGATGAAAATGTAAGGTTAAAACCTTACTTTGATGTATTGGTAGAAAAGGTAATTTATCCATATCGAAATAATGAAGAATATCAAAAATTAGAGTATAACTATAATGTTTTAAGACAGTTTGGGTTACAAAATAACGGGCAACCAGTCATCAAACATAGTGATGGCGATATAGAAATTATTAACATTCAAAGTAAGTATAACGAAGTGTTCCGTAACGCTTAAATCAAAAATAGCCTATCCAATTTGGGTAGGCTCTCTTTATAGGAGTGAACGTATGAAACTGCTTAAAACGAAGAATTGTTTATATTATCGTAATGGCGACAATAAATTATCTGAGTATCAACTATTAACGCAATTTAACCCAGCATTTATTAATAAAAAAATTAAGATGTGTGAATTCCAAATTGAAAGTATGTACCATCTGAGTGCGTCGACCACAACATGTGATGAAATAATGGGGGTCGTGTCTGTCTCATATCCAATTGAAAAACTAGTTATCAAAATTATTGAAACAAAGGCAAGATTACAAAACTATAAAAATCGATCTATAAGTAATATGGTGTTGTTGAAAATGGTACTAAATCATTATACAGAAAGAGAGCAGAAGCAAGTTGTAAAATATATGCGTTCAAATGGACGATATAAGCCCTACAACGTCATTGAACGCTTACAGGGTGATTTGTATCAAGCAAGTATTAAACAACGTTCAGAACGTCAAAAACAAAGAAATATAGCAATTGAAAATAGCAAGATTGCACGAGTAAATGCTTATCACCAATCTTCACATGTAAAAGTGGTGTAACAATGGATAAACAGCAAATAAAAGGCTTCGTTTGTGATTATCATGAGCGAACTAGAAGTGATGTATTAATAGATGATGATATAAATACTGATGAATTCTTTTCAATAGGTGATGAAAATTCTAATGAATGGATGACAGACGATAACATTGATGATCATATTATAAAGAATCACTTAGAAATGATTGTTGACCGAGTAGCTAATGATAAAGAGTTTTATATTTTCGATTCTTTAATACAAGGACGTAGTTTTAAAGATATTAGCAATGTCTTAGAGTGTTCAGAACAATCTGTAAGATTATGGTATGAAACCTTATTAGATAAAATTGTGGAGGTGATAGAATGAGCGAGTTAACGGCAAAACAAGCGCGTTTTGTGAATGAGTATATAAGAACACTTAATGTAACACAAAGTGCCATAAAAGCAGGCTATAGCGCAAATAGTGCACATGTGACAGGATGTAGGTTATTAAAGAAGCCACACATCAAGCAATATATACAAGAACAAAAAGATAAGGTTATAGATGAGAATGTATTAACCGCAAAAGAGTTACTACATGTGCTTACGAATGCGGCAGTCGGTGATGAAACAGAAACGAAAGAAGTTGTGGTCAAACGTGGAGAATATAAAGAGAATCCACAAAGTGGCAAAGTACAGCTAGTCTATAATGAACATGTTGAACTGATAGAGGTGCCAATTAAGCCTAGTGATCGTTTAAAAGCTCGTGATATGTTGGGGAAATACCATAAGTTATTTACAGATAAGCATGATATTAACGGGAATGTGCCTATATTCATTAACATTGGTGAATGGGACGGAGACGATGAGGAATTAGATAAGGCAGTGCAAGATGTGTCTAATGCCAATCCTAATCACCCTGTGATTGTGGATGATATTCCGTTAGAGGATTGAAGAAAATGAAGTTATGCTAATTATAAATTAATGCTAATTAGTTTGATACCACAGCTTATTCACTGAGAAAGTAGACTTAAATGCAACTACACCTGTATTTATTGATAGTATTGGTGAAGATGAAGAAAAAGAATGAGAATGAGAGAGATTTAGAGAAGCTGAGTAAGAAATATCCGACTGCAGATTTCCATATTGATTATATAGGGAGATTTGAGGAGTAATGATTAAATAATTAGTACTAGGTACTAAAATATAGTATAATGATATTGTGTAGTTGCAACTAATATCATTCCCCGATATTAGTTGCTTTTTTCATATATAATCTTTTTATTTTGTGAATTTAAATATATAATGTATAAAACTACACATGAAAGAGGTCAAGGGGAATGACAGAAAAAAAGAAAAAGTTAGTTACTTTTAATATTTTTAGACCTACATTATTAGAATATAGTGGTATAAATAGAAAGAATCAAGAAAGATTTGATTTTAATATTTTATTAGAATATATAAAAGATCAATCTAAAAACTTTTCTATTTTATATAAAAACGAAGAATTGGCGATATATAGTATAGTTAAAGAAAATTTGGATGAGGGTTTATTTCATATACGTATAGTTAAATACAGAAAATATGATGTTCCTAATGCTTATACTAGACTAGATGCTACAAATATAAATATTAATGATGGAGAAAATGATTTCTTATTGCCTGATCACAATGAGGAAGAAATACCTTTATCAGACAATACGTCAATTGGTGAATCAATTAGTATATTATATGATTCGATAACAAATACTTTTGTCATCCAATCAAACTTACATTGTACAACAACTAGAGGAATAATTACATTATTTGATAGTATACATAGTAAAATGTTAAGTGAAAATTTGGAGAATAAAGAAGAGAATATAGAAAAAGGAACCGAATATCAATTTCATCTAGCAATAATCCCACCTAAGAAAGTATTTGAAAAAGTTAATGATTTTGACTATATTACAGAAGTTGAATTTGTATACGAAGATAATGATATGCAAGACGATGTAGCAGACATATTAGGAGTAAACAATGACGTTAAAGCCGGAAAGATACAAGCAAGATATCACATAGATACTTCTAAAGATAAAAAGAAATCATTAAACAAGTCATACATTGATAAAATTCTGAAATTATTTAAAAATGATAAAACGAAATTTAAAAAATTGGATTTAAAAGGAAGAAATAACGAAGAAAGTAACATTGATTTAGTTGAACTGATAAACGCTAGATTATATTTTCAACATTCATTTACCTATACTGTTGAAAAGCCATATTTAGATCATGAATCGGTATATTATGAAATGGAAATGAAATATTTAGGTAAAGAGGGAAAAGGAGATTATAGAAGCAAAGCTAATTATTGAGGAGGATACTTTATGAAGCTGATTAAAAGCCAATTTAATATTATTACTATAATAATCAGTGCTGTGTTGACCTTAATAATTTGTCATTATAAATTTTTAATTAATTTAGAAGATATAAAAAATGCACTGTCATCAATTATTACACTTGCATCAGTGAACTTTGCTTTGTATGGAGTAACATTAAGTATAATTGCTGGAATTCATGAACGTGCAATTATAAAAAAATTATTACGTAACGGTTCTAAATCTAAAAAAGAACTAGAAGATAATGACAGTAAAGTTTTTTATTCTACATTGTTTTCGATTATATTCATTATTGTATTTCAAATGTTATATACGACGATTACTAGTAATATTTTTTCATTAACTATTTTTATCTTCTTATCTATCAACTCTATTATTTTAACAATTTATTATACACAAAATTATTTTAAACAAATATCAAAAGCGCTATTTGATCATTCAAAATTTAATGAATAA